TACCTCTTAGTTCCAACAAGATGTTGAACCCGTTTGCCCTACGACTTTAGACGATACTTTATCTAGAGTTACAGCTTCCATGCGCCGCAGCCTACGTCCGGTTATCTTCGAACGGACATACTTTGGTGGTGAGGTCTTCCGCCACTTAAGTATGGGCATATCGGCAACATGGTCCCACGGTTCCAGCACTTCCGGCGTTTTCATCTGCCTGAGTGCCTCCCAAAAGTACGGGAATTGGCTCTTAACAACCCTTTTATTGTTGGATATATGGAGGTATTTAAACGTCCAACGACCCTGAACAAAAGAGAAGAAGACAGGCTCATAGAAAATATCTCTACGAGGTCTATCTACGCGCCAACCAGCACCTTCTGGGAAAGAAGGCGGAACTTGATGTATCTTTTCCGTAACACGAAGGATTTCTCCTTCAAGGAAAGTCAACGTCTGTGCTATTTCGCACTCGTCCCATCTTTCTCGTAAACCATTGGACAGCTTATAGATAAAACTAATGAACCGTCCTGCAGTGTACAGTTTAGATTCGCCCTCAAAACAATAAGGACGAACGTCAACGCCACGATAGCAATCGCTACCACAGCTTTCCCTGTAATAATCTCTCGCATATGTCTTGTCCTCGTTTAAAATGAGATGCAAAGCAGGAAAAACATGCTTTACATATCGGTGTATTTCATGGGAATAGATAAGATCATCCCCATATACCGAAACAAAACATTTGCTTCTCTTCATTACAAAATCTCCTATAGCAGTTAACAAGCTATAGAATACAAGAGTTTGTAGTGGAAAGGTATGTCCATCACCCATGGTTGCAACGGATTGTAATCCGTACAGTTTACCATCCAATAATACAGATGGCGAAATGCCGAGCATTACTACTCGGTACCATTTTGCAGGCAATAAACGCCTTAACAGCTCTCGTGTTAACGAATCGCTTGCAGCGGATAAATCTGCTGTTACAAGTTTCCTCGTTAGAGAGTTAAGCTTCACCAGTTTCCTGTGTTTTCTTTGCAGGTTTCTGATATTCAGCTTCACTTTAAGCAATCGTTTTTGTATAACGCGACCTAATCCGTAAGTATAGAAACTACCGATTAGAGTCGGAGGCTTTACTGTCCTCAAAGCTTTGTAACTCTTAGGAACCTTGGACATTGTTAAGGTTTCACACACTTCATAAGGGGCGTCCTTATTAGGGACACACGCGCCTATGACGTCAGTCAATGTTTTGTCTGACTCTAGGTATTTCTTAAACCATAGAATGTGATCTTTTGAACCCGTTAGCTCTTGACCCAATTTGATGTCTAAATACGACCTCGAATAAGGCACATTAGCGCAGGAACGCTTTCCGAAGCGACATGAAGCATAGTGTTCTTCTAAGTCGTAATC